CGCGATCTTCCGCAAGCCTTCTAAAGTATTTCGCCTTCTGAGCTCCTAGCGCTTTCGCTTGCCGGGCCAAGAGATCTGCGTCGGATTCGCCCTTTTGTTTGTTTGCCAGCCAGTCGCCATAAGACACGTCCGCCGGCACCTGACCGCCTGCTGATGCGCGCTTAGCTGGTGGTGGTGGTATAAAGTCCAGCTCGTCGTAGTCGATCACCGGCACTGTCGTGCTGCGACAGTTGAAGTGCTGCGGCGGTGTTGGGCCTTTGCCGTATTCAAACTCGCGGCCATCCAATGCACGGCAAATGCTGCTGGTGCGGGTATCCAGTGTTGCCACATAGCGATACTTTTTAGTGATGTCTTGATTGGCCTCATATACCTGCTGGCTAGCTGCATTGGCTACTTGGTTGATACTGGTGCGCACAAGGCTAACGATCTGATTATCGGCAACCGCTGTTGCCTGGCCTCCCGCTGCAACTAGCTGCTTCACGGTCTTGGCTTCTTCGCCAAATTCAAGGTTTCCGATCAGCCGCTTGGCAATGGCTGGCGTCGGCTCACCAGTTAGCAAGCCTTGCCGCACGACTTGCGAGAACCGCTCAGCTTGGTCAACGGCAATGCCGCGACATGCCTTGATAACCACTTCGCCATTGGGCAACGTGATCGTGGCGCCTTGCGCTGCGGTGAGGCTGAATGTTGCCGGTGCACCTTGGACGGCAGCAAACAGGTCATCCGACAGCGCCACCACGTTGATCTGCGTTGGATCAGTAGTGACCACTGACTGCGCAAACTGCGGGCTGATCTCCACGGTGCGAACTGCATCGCGTGCACCTGCCGGCAATGCACGCCGCAGTTGATCGGTCACAAACTCAGACTGCAGCTGCGCAATGCCTTGCAGCTCCAATGCAGTCAGCTCCGTTGCATCGCCTGCCCACGTTGCCAGGCTGTCCTTCAACTGCGCAAGGATCGCCCGCAGCCGTGCTGCCTTGACTGGTGCTGACAGCTCATCAATGGTGCGTAGCTGATTGACTGCATCAATGATGATGTCGTTGTAGGCATTGATCACGCGCCGCGCAACGCTATTGCTGTAGCGGTTCAGGTCGATTGCATTGCGGTAGAGCGCTTCTGGTGTGCTCATCGTTCAATGCCAAGATCTTCCGGTTGATAGCCGCTGCGGATGCTGACATTAGCGCCGCGGTTCAATGCAGTGGTGATCAATGCAGCAAATGCGTCGTAACCGTTTTGGCCGTCTTCATACAAGATTGTCTCGTCAATTTCATCTGGCTTGCCTTGCTTGTACCAACTGATCCGCACGATGGCTAAGACCTCTTGCGGCAAGGCGCTGACGTGATAATCAAGCTCCTGTCTCCTGGGTTTCCTCGGTTCCATCCAGATCATCAGGTCCACTAAGCGGTCGGTTACCCAGTCCAGCAGGTTGTAGATCAAGCCCCGCATTGGCCGTAGCTTCAAGCTCCTCATCCACGTTAAAGTCGTCGCCTAGTACATCGCCTTCGGCAAGCTCACGCAGCAAGGTTTCCTGCGTGATGGTGCCTGCGGTGTAAAGCTGCAGCAGCGCTTGGATCTCCTGCGGCTCAAGGCGTGTGCCGAGGAAGTCACGGTTGACGTAGCTGCTGCCAGGTGATGTGTTGCTGCCGATGTACTGCGCATGAAACTGCAGGCAGTTGTCGATCATGTCCTGCACGTTCTGCGCGATCACCATCATGGTGCTGTCGCCTTGACTGCGATCAATGCGCTTTGCCTCGGCGGTTTCAGCGGATAGCTTCTGGCCAAGCACTGCCGATAGCCCTAGCTCGTTGATCTGCAGTGCAAGCTGCTCAAGCCTGCGGAACTGGTAATCAAAGCTGCGGCCAGCAGGTTCGATGTATTCAGCGCGGCCATCAGCGGGGAATGCGATGGCTTCACCCGGTCCAGCGCTGACTTCTTCTGCCGCAGACGGGAAGCCATAGAACGCCAGCATCGGCACAGCGCTGATGTGGAGCTGGTTGTCGAGGTCGCTCTGGATCTGATATGCCTTCAGGTTCAGCTCGGCGATGTCTTCCAGCGGCGGACGTGACTCCATGAAGCCATGGCGCTGCGCATAAGCAACTGAGAACGGGATCCGGCTAAGGCTGGTGCGGCCTTCATCGACAACTTGAAACTCACCGTTGTCTTGTTTCTGGTGCAGTTGAAACTCACCTGGCGTCAGCACGCGGATCTGCTCCACTGCCTTCTCGCCGAATTCACCATCGGGCACGGTGACCATCTCAGCCAGTCGCAGTTGCGTGAGCACCTGCCGGCCTTCCTGCTGCTCAGCACGCCAGCCAAGGATCTGCCGTGGTGTGTAGCTCACCCAGTAGGGTCGGCCCCCATCAGCAGGTGCATCCACCAGTACACCAACGTGGCCATAACGGACCATCTTGCGGGTGGTTTCATAGGTCCAGACGTTGAGGTCATTGCCTTGCAGGTCAACATCAAACAACTGCTCACGGATCGCGTCGGCCGTGTCATCAAGTCGTACGGGCTTGCGCGTCAACATGCCAGCCATCATCCGCTCTAGCCGTTGATAGAACGGCGGGCATACGCTGCGTGCAAGGCGGTTGTCGTAGGACTCGTCTAGCTCGCGCGGCTCTTGCGGCAAGTAGCGGCGATGCTTGCGGCGCATCCCATAAGTGCCTTGCAACAGATCCTCAATCAGGATCCAACGCGCCTCTTGTGCATACCACGCCGTATTGGCATCTTGCACGCGAGTAACGCGGCGCTGCGCAATCGGCCGGTCGTAGTTATTAAAGCCGGTGTACATTACAGCGCCGCAGTCATAGGTGCAGTTTAAGCAGCAGTCAGCGTAATGCTGTTGCCGCGTATCTTGATATCAAACTCAGCGCCGGGCTTGTAACCCATCTCGCGCAGGTAGCCGTCACCAATCTGCAGCTTGCCGTTGAATTGCACTTTGGCTTTGTAGGTCAAGCCGCGGCCGCGCTTAGGTGCCTTTTCAAGCTCAAAACCCTTTGCTTCGAGCAATGCGTCATAAAAGGCGCTGAAGCTCAATCGTTCAGTGCCATCTGTTTTGAGCGAGGTGTAGCCGCATTCTCGCACCATTTCGGTCTTGGTTGCATTGCCGGCCAGTTCTTTGACCTTGGCGAGTAGTTCAGCACCCTTGAGCATGGGTAGGGATAATGATTGACGGAATCAATATAGTCTGATGCCCGTGCTACGCCCAGCACCTGCGTGCAATGGGTTGAACTCACGCCAAACCAGGTAGCCCAGCGCGTCGTTCATGTGGTCATGGCCGGCATCCTTATCCGGGTCGCCCTTGTCGGTGTAGCACTGCAGCTCTAGGCATTCGATCATCCGCTTGCAGCGCTGGTGGATGGTGAGCCTGACCTGGCCCTTGCCGTTTTCCAGCAAAGCCTGAACAGCAGCCACGCGATCACGGACGGGAGGATTTGCCCGTGGTGACTGGTTTGACATGCCGTAGGACTCCAGGATCTGGATATCGGTCTGGCTTGCGTTGGTGCTGCGGTTGCCGCCGCTGGCATCTGGGTAGATGTAGATGCGCCGCTGCGGGTAACGCGCCTGGATCTCTTGCGCCAATGCATCGGTGTCATGGGCGCCGCTGATCTCATCAATCAGTAGCAGGCTGCTGCCGGTGCGGATGCCGATCACAGCAGACATGTTGCCAACGTTGAAATCAACGCCAATACGCAGCGGCTCACGGTCTAGATCCGGCAGCTCAGCCACCACATGCTTCTCGCGGCTGAAGCGGTCGTAGATGGTGCCAGTGGTGAGGTTAACGAACTCTCCATCCAAGTACGCACGCAGGAGGTTTGGGTCGTAGTTGGCCTCTAGTCGCTCGATGAAGTCCGGCGGCAAATGCGGGTTGTCTGCTGACCGCATCTTGATCAGCTTGCGATCAGCGCGCCCTTTGGCGTCCTCACTGCCGAAGGTGTTCCACATCCAGCGGAAGCCTTCTGGCGTGGATGCAGCGCCAAACTGCCGCACGTTGCCTGACCGCAGGCGACCAAGGATCTTAGGAAATGCCTTGTTAGCGATGCTTGGCGTCACGGTGTCGATCTCATCGGCGAGCACCCATGCAAGGTTCAATCCGATGATGCGGCTCCAGTTCTCAAAGCTGCGGCACAGGATCTTGGTGTCGCCGCCTGGCAGGTGCAGCATGTATTCAGGCAACGGGCTTGCCCTGAAGGTGTATGGGATCTCATACGCCTCCAGGAACTGCTCGAAGTCGTTCTGCCAGATGTCGCGGATCAATGGGCCAGTCGGTTCCATCACTGCGCCGATAAAACCTTGATTGGCCGCGGCCAGCATCACCGCCTTAGCGCACAGCGCACGTGTCTTGCCGGCGCCATAACCAGCTGAGATGCCAAGGATCTGCGTGTCGCTGTCGTCTACAAACGCAAGCTGCCCAGGGTGCAGGTCAGCGCGGATGCGTTGCAGCAGATCGCCCGTGTCCTCTTGCGTTGCGACATCCATAAACCCAAGCAGGCTGCCGGGTTGGCAAATGCCGGCAAGCAAGCTCATGACATCTCAAACCGCAACAGCTTGGCCTGATCTTCTAGCGCTTTGATTGCAATGCTGAGGTTGCCCTTGGCGCGTGCTTCACGCTCGTAATCCTGCAAGCGAGCGACAGCAGCAGCTAGCCACTGCGGCCGCTCTAGCTCTGCATCCAACTGCATTAGTTGGCGAGCGCGAAACATGTAAGTCTCTGCAGTTCGCTCACCGCAGCCCCATGTCTCCGCCGCATATCGCAGGATTTGCGTCCGGCTGTGAGCACGCAACAGGAGATCGTAAACGGTGTTGACCCGCTCGTCGATCTCCACATTGGTGCTCTTCTTTGCCACCTATTAGCCCTTAATTTGCACAGGCATTACCAGATAAGTTACACCGTCCACGCCACTAGGTGTCAATACCACGGGTGTGGTTGCCGTATTGGCGTGCAGCGTGATGGCTTCTGCGGGCTTAAACGCCTTGATGCCGTCTAGCAGGTAGTGGACGTTGAACGCCCATGCGCCATTAGCGGTGCCTTCCGCCTTGAGCAGCTCCTTGCCGTTGTTGGCGTCTGACTCAGCGGTGATGGCGATGGTGCCGCCTGCTGCCTCGATCTTGACGATGGAGTTGTGCGCATCGGCAATGATGGCGACACGCTCCAATGCACGGGTCAAGCGGCGGCGATCAGCAGTGATGGTGCTTTTGAACTCAGCGGGCACCAGCTTGGCCACGTCTGGGTAAGTGCCATCCATGATGCGGCTGTAGATGGTGATGCCATCGCCTGCGTCGATCACGGCTTGCCCTTTGGCAACAGCGATGGTGACCACGCGATCCTGTAGCAGGCGCATGGTACTGGCCGGTAGTACCAGGTCTAAACCATCTGGCAGGTCAATGGCGTAACGCATCAGGCGATGCCCGTCAGTGGCTTCCATGTGGCCGCTGCCGAGGTGGATGCCTTGGAGCATTTGCTTGCTGGCATCAGTGCTGGCGGCTGCCATGCAAGCGCGGATGCCGGCGGATAGGTGCAGCTCGCTCGTAGCGGCATCCACAACCGGCAGCGCGGGGTAATCCGCCGCATCAGCCGCTGCAAGCCCGTAGGAGCCCGCAGAAGCGGTCAGAGCGCCATCTGCGAGGGTCAGAGCCTCATCGCCGTCAAAGCGGCTCACAAGGCCAGCCAGCAGCCGATACGGCAGCGCTACATCGCCATCGGTGTCCACTGCGGCTGGGATGGTGACGGTGATGCCGAGGTCAAGGTTGAAGCCGGTGATGGTCATGACACCACCAGCGGCTTGGATCAGGCAGCAATCAAGGATCGGGTGGCTGCTGCGATGGCCAACAGCTGGCGCAATGGTGCGCAACGCGTGATCGAGATCAGCTTGGCAGGTGACGGCTTTCATTTGACGGTGGCGGCAGTGACGAGGCTGGTGATGATGCGTTCGTAATCAGCGGCGAAGCTATCCACGAGCTCCATGGGTAGCGGTACGCCGTCATCAATGGCGTTGTCGGCAATAGCTGCGGCGTACGCCACTGCCTGGGTCATGGTCTCATGCAGCCGATTGATCACCGGTTGCTGCTTGGCTGGAATGTGAATGAGCGATGACATATGCAACGAGAGTTTCAACGTGACGGCGGTTCAGGTCACCACGCATGAAGGCGCAGGCGTCCGCCACCAGCGCATGGTACGCCGCCGTGGTCAATCCTGCAACAACCCCACCACTCAAAGCACGCTGCCGGATCAGGTGCGCACGCGGGATGCCACGCGCCGCTGCTTCGGC